ACTTCGGAAGGCCGGTTCCCGGCTCTCCAAAGAAGTAGAGCCCTTCCTCCTAGAGGATGGGTTCTTTAATCTTTCCCTCGATTCCGCGGGATTAGATTCTACTCCTATAGAGGATGCCCTCTATAAGGATGATCAAGATCATGAGGAATCTCATGACGATGATGACGTGCCCGTGTATCAGTCAACTGACGCACGAGCTATCTACGAGGACCCCTTTAGGGTCCTTGCAGGTTATGCTTTCGCCTCGCAGTACTGCGAGGGGAAGCCAAAAGTTAACGTGTGGCCGGGGGGTACCCACCGGCTACAAGACAAGATCACTCCTGCTTTATGCAATAGTGATCGTAAGAACGTGACTTGGTTCACCAAGATCACGTCTCATGAAGAGAAGATGTATCTCCTCTTCAATCACACCCACTGGGGCCATAGGCTCCAGTCGGCTCGCCATGCGGCGAAAGGCGTAGACCCCCTTCGGGGTAACTTCGCCAATACACTCTTTAGGAGAATCTCATTCTTCCTAAGAGGACGACACGACCCCATCTGGACAGATGAGGAAGTCATCGCAATGGCAGATTACTCTGAATTGCGTAATAAAACCTACAGGGCACAAAGGTTCCTTGAGGTTCTTAAAACCGTGGATGGACTTTTCCTCCAACGGTTTCTCTCCTACCCAGAAGAAATCTGGACGTGGGAGAAATTCGATTTGTTTGTCTTACAAGCAATATCGATCTTACTCACCGACGAATTTATCGACGGTGAGGTAACTGACTTCTCGCTTGACGAGCAAGTCACGCACTACGAGGAACTGAAAAGATCTCGTAAGTGGTTCAAAAAGGTAATACACCTGGATGAACCGGTATCAGGATTAGATACCATAAATGACGTACCCCGTTGGGTACAGTCATTTCTCCGACCGGCGTGGGAACGCGCGGTTAGGCATGAGGGATTCTCAAGGCTTTACCTTGCAGGAACCCTGTCCCAGACGCGAGGATCTGGGACACCACCCCCTTTGGTCGTCTTACGATCAAAGAGGAAGTTCATTCTGTCGGTGGATAGTCCACCCCCAGAAGTTACACCAACGCAACAGGCTCTTTTCGAGGTTGCGATGGATGATGTGATAGGGGAAATCCCTG